GCATTGTGGTAGTTGGCGCGGATCGGCAGCGGCGAGGTTATGTTCTGGAGGACCTGAGCGGGCGGTATAACCCCAACCAGTGGGCCAGCATTGCCATTGACGCGGCCAAGCGGTGGAAGGGGAGCATTGTGGCCGAGACCAATCAAGGGGGCGATATGGTGACCAGTGTCATCCGCTCCATCGGGGATCGCGCCAGCGGGGTCCGTATCATTGACGTGCGCGCCTCGCGCGGAAAGTACGCCCGTGCCGAGCCCTGCTACTCCCTCTATACTGAAAACCGCGTGTTTCATGTGGGCGAGTTCCCAATCCTTGAGCAACAGATGGCCGGATTTAACCCGGACGATGACGTAGACTCCCCTGATCGCGTAGATGCGCTGGTTTGGGCATTGACCGCGCAGCTCTTGACTGGCTCAACCCCGTTTGTGATTTAACTGAGGTAATGTAAACCGGCTTTAAGCGGGCTGTTGACTCCTTGCTTGCAATCACCTACCGTTGTGGTGAGGCGTGGCGAGTCCGCGCATGAGTGCCCATTGACACGGGGGCAGCGTGTCCGAGAGGACTACCGGCAGTTCCGTAGTACGGCGACTCGCGCGCGCATGGGATGTGGTGCGTGGACGTGATGAGTCCCGCGCAATCAACTCTATTACCTATCCCAACTTCCCCGGCGCGGCTGGCCTTGCGTCGATGAGTTTGGTTCGCACCGCGAACCCGCAGGAATACAAGCCCGATGGCGCGGTCATCCGCGCGGAAGGGTTCAATAAGCATCCGGTCGTTCATGCCTGTATTCGGGTAGTGGCTGACATTATTTGCTCAGTCCCTCTGATTGTGCTGCGCGAGAAGGGCAACACCGAGAGCCGCGTTGAGGATGACCACCCGCTCCAGCGGCTCCTGAACTACCCCGGACCCCGGCTTACGGCGCGTCAGTTCCGCGCGCGGTACGCGGTGGATTATCTCGGCTACGGCAACAGCTTCTTTCAGCTAGAGCGCCCCGGAGCTACCGGCCTCCCGGTTGGCTTGCGGCCAGTCAATGCCGAGTCCATTCAATCTGTCTGGGTGGATGGTGAAGGAGACCCCCGCCGCTACGATTACGCGAACTGGGCGGGCATCATTGTACAGGCCCCGGTCGAGGATATGCTGCACTTCCGCGATTTGGATATGCCGCGACCCTTTCAACCGGACGTGTTTGGGTTCCCGAGGGGGGCCACCGCGATTGCCAGCATGGCCGCTGACAATGAGGCCACCAAGTACGTAAGGCAAGTGGTGACCAACGACGGCACCCCCACCTTTGCGGTGCTGTTGGCAGATGAAGCCTCACAGGATGACGCGCAGGCCATGCAGGACCGCTACCGCGCGCGCACGGTAGACCGGGGCAAGCGAGGCACTCCGGCGTTCTTTGGGGCGGTGCGGGACATTAAGCCGCTGGGCTTTACCCTGAGTGACCTAGAGTTCCCTGACCTGCGGCGGGTCAGCCGGGAGGACATTTGCGCGGCGTATGGGGTAGACCCGCGCATGATTGGCATCGCCAGTGCCAGCAAAGATTCTGGTCTCTCGGGCGCACAATACGTTGAGGCCCGAGCGCGGCTGGTGCAGCATACCATTGAGCCGATGTTGAGCGCCATTGAGGACGAGCTCAACCACTGGCTCGCGCCTGAGTTTGGCGAGGTCTGGATCACTTACGATCACGACATCCTGCGCGATTTGGTTGAGGATGACGAAAAGACCAGTACGCGCGTGCGCGCGGAGTTCAAGGACTCGCTGCGGACGTGGGAGGAAGCTCGGCGTGCTCTCAAGTTGCCGCCTTTGCCAGTTCCTACTGACGCCATCGCCCTATCTACTGGCACCCAACTGGTGCCAGCGTCTACTGCGGTTCTTGACGCAAGCACTGTTCTACAAGAAGCACCCTCAACTGACAATGAAACCCCAGCAGTTTTCACAAAACAGGACACTGCTGAGGTTAAGCAACGCACTCGCAATCTGACCTACGCCGTGCGCGCGCTCTCTGATGCCGCGCTGGATGGGGACCAGATTGAGGCTATTATGGAGCTGCTAGAGGCTGTTGTGGAGGGCGAGCTTCCGGCGGCGGCGGTTAAGGGGGTGTTGCGGCTGGCGTTCCCGAAGGCTGACCCGGCAACAGTAGCCGCCATGCTGGCGTCTCTGTCAGATTTTGAGGCCTCGGAGGAAGAGCCGGAGGAGGAACCGGAAGCCCCGGAGGAAGCGCCAGAGGAGCCGGAAGAAGAGCCGGAGGAGATGGCGGAGGAGGTTGAGGACCAGCGCCCGTGGTGGGTCCATGTGCCGCCCGAGGAGCGCCCGTGGTGGGTGCCGATGTATGAGAACGGCACGCTGGCCACTGAGCCCCGGTATCAGGCATGGAAGCGGGCGATGGACGAGCTAGACGGTGAAGAGTCGGTTTACTACACCGCCGCGCGCAACCAGTTTGCCGCTGACGCGCAAGCGGTCGCCATGCTCTTTGCCCAATACGTCAAGGAGGCCGCTGACGCTACTGAGGGCCGCCGCAAGGCCATGCTAGACGAAATCAGTCGGCGTATTGACACCAACTACGGCAAAAAGGGCGAGTATTACCGCGCGTGGAAGGCGGCGTATGAGGCGCTGGTTGGGGAGACCTATATGATGGGTGCGCGGCAGGGCGCAGGGCTCAACTTCAACTTTACCTTGCAGTCGCCGGAAGTGCTGCGCGCCATTGACACGCGCGTCTCCAAGCTGGCCGAGTTTGTTGGTGAGGACACCGCCAAGCAGGTGACCGCCGCGATCCGCGCAGCGGAGAAGGCCGGGTTTAGTGTGGAAGAGACCGCGCGGCTGGTGCAGGCGAGCGTGTACAGTGAGCGGCTGACTGAGGTACGCGCCATGCGGATTGCCCGCACAGAGGCGGCTGGCGCTATGTCGCAAGGTTCATGGGATCAGGCGATGGAGCTGGGCATCTACAAATCCAAGGAATGGCTCTCGTTTGATGATCGCAAGACGCGGGACAGCCACCGTCGCTACGGCAACACCAACATCAAGCCCATGGATTACAAGTACGGCCAGATGCTCTACCCGCTGGATTCCATGGGTGGCGCATCAGAGGTCATCAACTGCCGCTGCACTCTTGTTTATTATACGGAAGAGGCCCCTGCACAACCCGAGGTGACCCCATGACGGCAACAACCCAGCGGCCACCCCTGCGGCCTGTGCAGTACATCACCAGTGAAGTGACCCTCTCGGTTCGCGCGGATGGCAACCTGCCGCCCGGGATTGCGGGGCGCGTCTCCGGGGTGGCGCTGACCTATGACGTGGTGGACAGCTACAACACCATCTTCGCGCGCGGCTGTGCCAAGCGGTCGATTGATAACAAGGTCAAGGCCCGCAAGGTCCCGCTGTTGATGGACCACAGCCGCACCGTGGGCGCGCACGTCGGCGTGGTGGCGTCCATGATTGACAGCGGGGATTCCCTGATCATGACCGCTGACCTGTTTGACACGCCCGAGGGGCGCGCGGCCCTTGATTACGTCAAGACCGTGATTGCGGCGGGCGCGTCTACTGGCTTCAGCATTGGGTTTGTCCCGCGTCGGTCTGATATGGTCATGCTTGAGGGCAAGCCGAGCGAAAAGTTCCTAGAGATTGAGCTGCGCGAAGTCAGCCTAACGCCGATGCCTGCGGTGCCGGGGGCTGATGTGACTGGCGCGCGCATGGATGAAACCTCCCCAGTACAAGCTCCCGTCCGGCCAGACGCGGAGTTGTTGGAAACGGCAGCCGTCGTTGCGCTTGAGGCGCTGGATGCCTCAACCCGCGCGGCTATCGTTTCGCGGTATCTGTCTCCCGCCGCCACGTCCCCCGCGTCGGCCCGCTGCTGCGGTCCTGACACGACCCGTGCCACGGAGTCAGCAGGTGTTAGCATGGCCGACCGGCTTGCTGCCGTGCGGCGTTCGTTCCTTACTCCCCAGCACTGAGGGTATCATGAAGGCTCCCCTGATTTCCAAGAATCGCCACGCCAACGAGCTGCGTGAGCAGGCGCATAAGATCCGCCACGATTTGGCGGACCCGAGCGTCAGCCTGTCCGCCGAGCAGGTTGAGAAGATGACGCAGGACCTCCGCGCGCTGGAGATGCGCGCGCAGGCGGCTGCGGAGTTCACCGCTGATGCTGAGATTGACCGGCAGGGTGGTGACGAGGGCCTTGTCCGGGTGGACAACAACAGCAAGGCCGAACGCACGGAGTTCCGCAGCATGAGTGACGCGCAGGGTGAGGTGCGCGCTATCCTCGCCAAGAACTGGCCCAACTACGGGGCCTACCTGCGCGCGGCCACCAAGGGCGCGGGCAACAGCCGGGAGGCTGAAGCACTCCGGCAGGTGGACCAGTACACCCGCACCATCACCGGCAGCACGAACGGCGGCGAGTACCTGCTGCCGCTCACGCAGGTGCCGGAGATTTTCTCTGTGTCCAACCAGCAGCCGGGGCTTTTTCAGGTTGCGCGTCGGTACTCGGTCCCCGGTCGCAGCTTGAGAATCCCGTATCTTATTCAAGATGAGGGCACCACGACCCTCAACCGTCCTATGGCCGGTAAGATCGCCAACGTGACGATTGTGGGTGAGGGCGCGACCAAGCCGGTGCGTGAGCCCAGCTTTGGCCAGCGGCTGCTCACGATGTTTAAGTACGCGGCCGTTACGCAGTTTGGCGACGAACTGCTCGGGGATGACTTCACGGGCGAACTCCCGGCGGAAGTGACCACGGCGGTCGGCGGTCAGATCATCAACAAGCTCAACGAAGATGTGACCATCGACGGCACGGGCTCCAACGAGCCGCTGGGCGCGTTCAACACCAACAATGCCGCGCTCATCAAGCACCCGCGTGCGGTTGCCTCCACGTTCTCGGCGGCGGATGCTTTCCAGATGTACCAGAAGCACACCCATGGGCCGAACTCCATGTGGATGATTACCCGCAATGCGCTCGCCCAGATGTTCGCGCTCCAGACCACCAACAACACGATGGTGACGTGGATTGCGAACCTCCGCGACAAGCCGCAGATGCTGCTGCTCGGGCTGCCGGTCGTGGTAACGGACCTGCTCCCGTCGCTTGGCACTGAGGCGGATGTGTGCCTTGTGAACCCGGACTTCTACGCGCTCGGGCTGCGGCAGGCCCTGACGGTGGAGTCCAGCATCCACTTCGCGTTCACGTCAGATGTGACCACTTACCGCTTTGTGGCGCGCGGCGGTGGCATCCCGCTCCCGACCAGCACCTACGCCTACAAGGTGGATGGCAGCGGCAACAAGGTGAACGCGCACAGCCCGTTCGTTGTACTGGACGAGCCCGCTGGCCCGTAATGCTGCACCAGTGGCTGGGGGCCGGTCTGGCCCCCAGTTCACTGGGGACCCTTAGCCTGACCTCCCGTGGCGCTCCCGACAGCAACTGATCTCAAGACGTACCTGCGGATTGAAAGCACGGCCGAGGATACCCTGCTCGCCGCGCTGGTGGCGCGCGCGCGGGCCATGTTGGAACAGTGGATCGACACCCCCCTTACGGCAGAGGCCCAAACCGCCATAGATCGCGCCGATGCGCTGGACGGTGCGGTCACCTCCTTGGTCTTTCCTCGCCGCCCAATGACCACCACCAGTGTGGTTGATAGTGATGGGGTCACGGTGGTCGCCACCGATTACTGGACAGATAGCCGCAGTGGCATCATCTATGGCAAGGATGGAGTGACCTTTCCGTATGGGCCGTACACCATTACGGCGTCCTGTGGCCTCTCCCTCCGCGCTGATTATGCCCGACTGGAGCCCCTGCTGAGTGAGGCCATTCTGGATTTGGCGGCAGACCTCTACGAACGCCGGACCCCCGGAGCCGCTACAGAAACGGCGGCGGGCACCACGGTGGCATGGGATGCTTCGCGTGAGACGGTGGCGCGGGTTATGAAAACCCTGCGGCTGCTCAAGCTCGGGGTGGCGGTATGACGGTGATGCCGGGGCTGCTTGATCGACGCATCAGCATTTATGAGCGGCAAGACGCCGGAGCGGATGGCTTCCAGCGCCCAGTCTATGTCAAGACGTTGGAGCGATGGGGCCGGATTGATGACACAGCGGACTCACAGACTGTCCCGTTGGCTCCGCAGGCGCACATGGAAAGCCGCACGACGGCCATGGCGACACTGGCGGACTATGTTGAGGTGCCCAAGTTTGGCCTGCTGCGCGAGAACGACGGCCCGTTGTATTATGTGCGCGGCACCTTTGTGCAGCGCGCGCTCCGGTGTCAGAAAGTGACCCTTGAAGCCATTGACCCGACACAGGCGGCGTCATTTGCGGTGTTTGAGGATGTCGAAGTGCTTGACGGCACTCACCTGATTACTGGAGCCTGACGTGAATACTCGGTGTGATGCGCGCGCTATGTGTGGCCATGACCTCCGCATGGTGCGCTGGACCCCGGCAGATATGGCGCGCGCGGATGCGCTAGTGGTTGAGCACGGCGGCATTCTGTCCAACTATATCGGCTCCCTTGGGGCCGATCTCGGCGTGGAGTGGCTGGGCATGGATGGGCGGCACATTGTGTTGACTGGGCGCGATGTGCCGACCTTGCTGTCCGAACTCTCCGCGATGCTCCGCGACGGTGACGAGAGGGTCACTGGTCCGGCGACTTTCTCCCCACCTCTCTCCTAAAGGAGTAGCAGACTCATGGCCGCGTTCAACAAGTTCGACGCCTTTGTCGAGGCGCTTGCCGAGAAGGTCCATGACCTCGGCACTGACACCCTCAAGGTCTACCTGACCAACGATACGCCGTCCGCATCCGCTGATGCGGTCAAGGCTGATCTGGCCGAAATCGGTGCCGGGAATGGCTATACGGCTGGCGGCAATGCCGCCGCGCAGACCTCATCCGCGCAGACCGGCGGGCTGTATAAGCTGGTGCTGGCGGATCCGACCGCATGGACCGCAAGCGGCGGCAACATTGGCCCGTTCCGGTATGCGGTGCTGTATAACGATACCACCGCGTCCAAGAACCTGATCGGGTACTGGGACTATGGCACGTCCATCACGCTGGGCGCTGGTGACACCTTCACGGTGGACTTTGACCCCACCACTGGCGTGTTGACGCTTCAGTAAAACCCTCTGACGGAATAGACCGATGCCCCTCGTTGCTGATCGCGTCAAGGAAACCACCACCACCACCGGAACCGGGGCGCTCACACTTGCGGGCGCAACCACCGGCTACCAGAGTTTCACTGCGGCCTTCGGCAACGGGGTGTCGGTCTATTACGTCATTGCGGGCGGGGCGGATTGGGAGGTCGGCATCGGCACCACCGGTGCCGGTACGCTCACCCGCGACACCGTGCTGGCCTCCAGTAACGCCAATGCGCTGGTGCCGCTCGCGGCTGGGACGAAAGACGTCTTTTGTGCGTATGTGGCGGGTCGGGCGGTCACAACCGTGGATGCGGCGACCCTGACCAACAAGACCATCGACGATTACACCAACAACGTCGGGGCCAACTCCACGCATTTCCGCATCAAGGCCGGGGCCACACTGGCGAAGGGCGATGTGGTCAAGGCGGTCGGGTTCACGCCCGGTGAGCAGGCTATTGAGGTGGTCAAGGTCGCCAGCGCAGCGGACGTGGCGATCGGCATTTGTGAACAGGCGCTCAACACAGGCAACTTCGGGACCGCCGTGGTGATTGGTGAGCTGTTTAACGTCAACACCAACGGCTTTACAGTCGGCGATACCCTCTACAATAACGGCGCGGGCGGCTATACCGCCACCAAGCCGTCGAGCGGGCTGTATCAGGTGCTTGGCTGGGTGGTTCGCGTCAATGCCTCTAACGGGGTGATCGCGGTCAACGTGGTCAGCCCGTTGTATGTTGAGACCAGCAGCAACACGGTCAACACGGCGGTCCTGCGGGATGGCTCGGGCAACTTTAGCGCAGGGACGATCACCGCCGCGCTGACCGGCAACGCCTCGACCGCGACAACCGCTACGCAGGTCGCCAATGCGCTGACCGCGGGCACCTATTTGACGAGCGGCGGGACCTTTACCGGCGCAGCGGCTCGCACGTTTGCGGTTGATGCCACCGAAGCCTCAACGGCCAGCAAGGTCGTGGCCCGCAACGCCAGCGGACAGGCGGCGGTCAAGGGCCTGCTGGTGGATGGCACCAGCAGCGGCACCGTGACGGTGCAAGGCGCAGCGGCGGCTGGCACATGGTCGCTGACGCTGCCAACCAGCGGCGGCACGAACGGGCAGGTGCTGACCACGAACGGCAGCGGGACCACATCGTGGGCGGCGGCAAGCAGCAGCGTGACCGTAACCGATCAGTCTACTACTGCGGCAAACTATTATCTCGTCCTTGTCCCCGGTATTGGGACAAATGCAACAGTCGGCGTTGACACAGGCTTGTATTTTAACCCAAGCACAAATTTGTTAACTACACCCGGGGCGATTTTTGCCAACGGGCAGTTAACAATGAACAATTCAATTCAGTTTAACGTAGACGCGACATACAACATTGGTGGCCCATCAACAGGCCGACCAAACAACGTATATGTGGCCGGTTCTCTGTTAGCGCCAAACGCTGATTTTTCTTTCAAGACACTTCAGCAGCAAGGATCAAATACAAATTTTATACGTGCAACAAATTTTCAAGATAGCCAAGTTATCCGCGCACAACTGATTGATTACAGCGAAACATACGCGACGGCATCTATCAGCGCAGGAACGCTGACGCTTGATTTGCAGAACAGCAATATTTTCCGCGTCACGCGCAATGCCAACATCACTACGCTGTCAATTACCAATCCGATTGCCTCCGGGTCCGCGCATAGCTTTACGTTGATTTTTGATGCCAACGGGACAAGCTATACCATCACATGGCCCGCAGCGGTCAAGTGGCCCGGAGGCACCGCGCCTACAATTACAACCACTAACGGGCGCAGTGATATGTTCGTGTTTTACACCAACAACGCGGGCACCACATGGTACGCCATGGCTGCCGCGCAAAACTTTGTCACCACCTGACCGATGCTTGCAGATCGACTACGAATGGGCGGCAGTGTTAAAGCCGCTCCACCGGGGCAACAGGAGTATACGACACCGAACACCTATTCGTTTGTGGTCCCTGTTGGTGTCACCAGCATATGCGTTGTTTGTGTCGGTGCTGGCGGGAGTTCTCGGGCCGTGCAAACAACAAGTTCAGGTGGCGGTGGTGGCGCACTAGCCTATGTCAACAACATCGCCGTAACACCCGGAGCCTCATATCAAGTGGTTGTTGGTGAAGGTGGCAATGGGGCTTCTAACAATCCCGGCGGGTCATCAACCTTTGCGACGAATGTTGTCTCTGCTGGTGGTGGTGGAGCAGGCGCGGGCGGATCTCCCGGTTTAGGAGGCGTTGTTATTGTCGGTACCGGTGGGAACGGAGGGGCCGGAGCTTTTAATGGGTTCGGCACAACACAACCGGGCGGGTCTTATTATGGAGGCGGTGGAGGCGGCGGTGCCGGTGGGTATAGCGGCGATGGGGGTAATGGCGGATTAGCAGCATTCTCAACATTTGGGACTGCCGGTAATCAAAACTATACATCACTGGGATTAAGTGGGACTGCGGGGAGTGGCGGGGCCGGTGGTGGCGGTGGCGGGGGTGGACGTGCCGTCGGTACAACTCAAAACAGTATGCTTACCGGTGTATGGACAGGCGGTGGAGGCGGCGGCTGCGGCATTTATGGCGTTGGTACTTCAGGAACCGGCGGTGGTGGTGGTGCTGACCAAGATGCTAATGGTGGCGGTGGTGGAGGTGGTGGAAGTGGCGGCGGTAACGGTGGGAGGGGTGATGGCACAAGCCAAGGCGGGTTTCCGGGCGGTGGCGCTGGTGGAGCGGCTGCTGGGTGGTACTGGGACAACAATATTTCGGACTATGTTCCATACTCTGGATTGTCTTATGGTATGAATGGTGCAGTTCGCATTATTTGGGGCGCAGGTCGGTCATTCCCTAACAACGCGGCGAACGTATGATGGTCTTATCTGACTCGGACCTGTTGGTCATCAAGATCGTGGACGGTCAGCCGGAAGGCTTTCCGCTTACGTACAGCAACTTCCGCCTCATCAATCCGCAGACTTCGTTTCCCGATCTGCCGGACAACTCGTTTCTAGTCGATTTCGGCTACTACGTTTTCAAATATGTGAACCGGCCAGTCCCGGCACAGTTTGAGAACGTCAACGAAGGGCCGATCATTTTTGACGCGGCCAAGGATGCATGGACCAATAGCTGGACCATCACGCCTTTCACGCCTGAGCAGATGGAGCAGGCGCGGCAGATGGCGTGGGGTGGGCTACGCGGGCAGCGCAATATGCTCCTTACTATGTCCGACTGGACACAGCTCCCTGACGTGCCGCTGACGCCGGAAAAGGTCGAGGAGTGGCGCACTTATCGGCAGCAACTCCGCGACTATATGGGCACCGTGACCGACCCGTTCAACCCTCCCGCGTGGCCGGTGCCGCCCGCGTCTTGACCCTGAGCTAAGAGGATCGCATGGCCGTTACTCTGAACATCAACCTCAAAAACGATCTGCTGGACGGCATCGACACGGTGTTTAATAACGGCAGCTTGGAGATCCGAACAGGCAGTCCGCCGGGTGCTGGAGCGACCGCGACTGGGACTATCCTTGTCGCGATGACGTTGCCAGCCGATGCGTTCAACCCGGCAAGCGGTGGACAAAAGACCAAGGCCGGGACGTGGCAGGATTTGTCAGCAGATGCGACGGGCATTGCCGGATATTTCCGGTTGCTGAATGTCGGCGGAACGCGGGTCTTGGAGGGCACGGTCACCACTACCGGTGGCGGTGGCGATATGCAGTTGGATAACACCAGCATTGCTGTAGGCCAGCAGGTCACTGTCACCGCATTTACTCTCACCAGCGGCAACTAACTCGGAGGCACTATGGCTGTTGTTTACACTACCGCCGTAAAGTCCGCTCGCATGACGGCGGTCCGCGATCAGATCGACGCGGGAGCCGGGGCGGGCATCTTGCAGATCGGCACCACGGGCATGGCCACGGTGCTGGCCGAAATCACACTGGGGGACCCTTCAGGCACGGTGACGAACGGCGTGTTGACATTGTCCGGGTTCCCGCGCTCCGACGTGTCCGCGAATGCGTCAGGCACGGCGGCGGCGGCACGTATTCGGGATAGCAACAGCACCGACATCATCACCGGCCTCACGGTAGGCACGTCGGCGACTGACATTATTCTGGACAACACCTCGATCAACACGGGTCAGACGGTCACAATCAACAGCGCAACGATCACGCACGCCGCGTGATTCGGTAGACTTACGCCGTAGCGGGGAGCGGTCATGGCGCTCGGAACACCGACCGACAACGGTGCGGCGTATAGTGCATCTGGCGGTGGTGGAACGTCAGTCGCACCGCTGTATCCAGTCGGCATTGCGGCTAACAATGTGCTTCTGCTCATTATTGGGCAGAAGCCATCAACGGCCAATGGTGGGACGGTCACCACGCCAGCAGGATGGACGCTCCGTGAATCGCTGACCGGAGCTGGTGGCTACGGCACCGCGTTGGCTGCGGATACCGGCAACACCAACCTGTTCATCTACACCAAGGACACGGTTGCCGGGACAGAAACAGGGTCACTGACCGTTACGGTCGGGACCAACAATATCTGCTGGGGTGTCATTGTCCGCATCCCCACCGCAGGCGCTGGGGCCACCTTTAGCTTTGGCGTGGCTGACGGTTCGCGTACAACCGCCCCGACGAGCGGCGCAGCTTTTACCACACTGCTCACGAACGGGGCAACGGCTCCAGATTTTGCGTCAGGAGATATGGCCGTTTGGGCCATGTGTATCCCGACTGACGTACTGAATAACGGGTTTACTGCGCCCACCATCAGCTCAACCGGCACCACGTTTGCAACGCCGGTCAAGCTAGACGAGCCAGATAACGGCGGCGGCAACGATATTGGCGGATATATCGCCTACGCTGCCGCCACAGCGGGTACAAGCACCGCCGCTCCCACGGTTGGCGCTACCGCCACCGGCACAGTCACCAATGTGCGCGGCCCGATTGCGCTCATCCGGGTGCGCGAGGCGCTGCCAGCGATTACCGGCACACTGGCAGCGACTGAGACAGGTGGCGACACGCTGGCTGCGACCGGCGCGGTCATTGTTGATGGTGACCTTGCGGCCACAGAAATTGGCAGTGACACCTTTGCGGCCGATGGCACGGTTGGTTCAGCCGCAATCACCGGAACACTGGCGGCGACTGAGACCGGGGACGATACCGCAGCTTTATCTGGCACCGTGCTGGTGGCTGGAGATCTGGCCGCGACTGAGACCGGGGCGGATACCTTCGCCGCGACCGGCACGGTGGCCTTTGGGCCAATCACTGGGACACTGGCGGCGGTAGAGGCTGGCGCGGATAGCCTAGCCGCAACCGGTAGTGTGGTGGTGTCTGGGGCCTTGGCGGTTGCCGAAACG